ACCACTGGTTGTAATAACTTTGCTCAAGGATACCAAACACTTCGTTATAATACCACTGGTTGTAATAACTTTGCTAGTGGATATCAGGCACTTTGTGGCAATACCACTGGTTGTCATAACTTTGCTCAAGGATATCAGGCACTTCGTGGCAATACCACTGGTTGTAATAACACTGCAATTGGATATTTTGCACTTGCTTCTAATACCACCGGTAAACATAACTTTGCTGGTGGATATTTTGCACTTTGTGGCAATACCACTGGTAATAGTAACTTTGCTCAAGGATATTGCGCACTTGTTTCCAATACCACTGGTTGTTATAATATTGCGATTGGATATAACGCACTTTTTTCCAATACCAGTGGTTGTAATAACACTGCGTTTGGAGTTCGATCACTTTATTTCAACACCACTGGTAATTATAACTATGCTCAAGGATATCAAGCACTTTATAAGAATACAACTGGTACTAATAACTTTGCTCAAGGCTATAACGCACTTAACGCTAATACCACTGGTAATAATAACTTTGCTCATGGATATGTTGCACTTTGTAAAAATACCGGTGGTAAAAATAACTTTGCTAGTGGATATTTTGCACTTTGGAACAATACCACTGGTTCTAATAATTTTGCTCAAGGATATAACGCACTTTATAGTAATACCACTGGTTATAATAACTTTGCTCAAGGATATTGCGCACTTTATTCCAATACTACTGGTAGTAATAACACTGCTATTGGAACCGCTGCACTTCGTTATAATACCGCTGGTAGTAATAATGTTTCTCAAGGATATCTAGCACTTTATTGCAATTCTACTGGTTCTAATAACTTTGCAGTTGGACTTTGTACATCTTATTGCAATTCTACTGGTTCTAATAACATTGCTCAAGGAGCTTACGCACTTCGTAATAATACCACTGGTAACAATAACATTGCAGTTGGGTGTTGTGCGTTATATAGCGTAAATGCTACTGGAAATAACATCGCAATTGGGGCTAACGCTGGTCAATCGTTGACTACTGGGGTTAATAATACCATTATTGGTCAATTATCTGGTACCGCTGGTCTAAGTGATACAGTACTAATTGGTGCTGGTACAACAGAACGAATCAAAGTTGATGCTACTGGGTTATCAATTAACGGCACTGCATTTAGTGGTGGTGGCAGTACTACATTAGATGCAAATGGCAACTTAAAAATTGGAACTGGGGCACTTGTTGCTAATACCACCGGTGCTAATAACTTTGCTGTTGGATGTAGAACACTTTGTAGCAATACCATTGGTAATAATAACGTTGCTCAAGGATATTGGGCACTTGCTCTTAATACCACTGGTAATAATAACGTTGCTGTTGGATATCGAGCACTTATGGCCAATACCTCCGGTAATCATAACACCGCTTTTGGATGTGCAGCACTTTGTGGAAATACCACTGGTAGTCATAACTTTGCTAGTGGAACTTATGCACTTTTTGCCAATACTAATGGTTGTCATAACTTTGCTCAAGGATATCAAGCACTTCGCTACAATACCACTGGTTGTAATAACTTTGCTAGTGGATATACTGCACTTTGTGGCAATACCACTGGTTGTCATAACTTTGCTCAAGGATATCAGGCACTTCGTGGCAATACCACTGGTTGTAATAACACTGCAATTGGAAATCAAACACTTTGTGCCAATACCACCGGTAAACATAACTTTGCTCAAGGATATTACGCACTTAAATCTAATACTACTGGTAATAATAACTTTGCTAGTGGATATTTTGCACTTAATGCCAATACCACTGGTAATAATAACTTTGCTCAAGGATATCAAGCACTTGCTTCTAATACTACTGGTATTAATAACATTGTAATTGGAAATCAAGCACTTTATAATAATACCACTGGTAGTTATAACTTTGCCAGTGGTTTTCAAACACTTCGTTTAAATACTACAGGTAGTCATAACTTTGCTGTTGGAGCTTGCGCACTGTATGCCAATACCACTGGTAATAATAACTTTGCTCAAGGATATTGGGCACTTAAAGCAAATACCACTGGTTGTAATAACTTTGCTCAAGGATATCTAGCACTTAAATCCAATACTACTGGTTGTAATAACGTTGCTCACGGATATTACGCACTTGCTGCAAATACCACTGGTTCTAATAACACTGCGATTGGATATAACGCACTTTATTCCAATACCAATGGTAAGCATAACTTTGCTCAAGGATACAACGCACTTTATAATAATACCACTGGTTGGAATAACTTTGCTCAAGGATATTACGCACTTTATTCCAATACTACTGGTAATAATAACATTGCAGTTGGGTGTTGTGCGTTATACAACTCAAACGCTACTGGTAATAACATTGCAATTGGGGCTGATGCTGGTAAGTCGTTAACTACTGGGGTTAATAATACTATTATTGGGCAATTAACAGCTAGTGCTGGTCTAAGTAATACAGTACTGATCGGTGCTGGTACAACAGAACGAATCAAAGTTGATTCTACTGGGTTATCGATTAATGGTGTTGCGGTTGGTAGTGCAACAAATTTTGGATTTAAAAATAGACTCATTAATGGTCAATTTAACATAAGCCAACGTGGTATTGCTGCACAAACTATAACTGCAGGAGTAACTGTACCAACAGTATCAACTGGCTATCAATTAGATAGATGGTTTGGTTATAGTACTGGTGCTAATGTGACAATACAACCTGTTGTTGTTAGCGGTATAATTTCAGGTCAGGTAACTGGAGCAGCTAGTGTATTAACTGTCGGTATAGGGCAAAGAATTGAATCACTGAATTCACAAGACCTTGCTGGTAAGAATGTTACATTATCATTTTGGGCTAGTAATTCATTATTAACTACAATGAATGTTGCTATTTCTTATGCAACCACATCGGATACATTTGGAACAATCGGTACACCAACTAAAACATTGATTACAAATACAAATTTTGCAATAACAGCTACCTTGACCTCATATTCAATGACATTTTTAATGCCAAGTGCAGCATTAACTGGTGTAGAAATATTATTTACTGTTGGAGCGCAAACAAGTGGCACATGGAACATTGGACAAGCTCAATTTGAGCAGGGTAGTGCTGCAACCACTTTTGATTATAGACCTATTGGCGCAGAAATGTTGTTTTGTCAACGATACCTAGAAGTAATAGCAACAAATCTATTTAGATGGTCTGGTTATAACCCAACAGCAGCTTCTGCAAATAATTATGGAACTATACCAATGCAAGCAATTAAGCGAATAACGCCAACAACTGTAATGTCATTTGCTGCAAATAATGTAAGTGCTGTGAGTTTAGTGAGTAATCCCACTTCTCTAGCTTTTACTGCAACAAATACAGCAGTTGGTTTTTGGCTTTTTTATAATTCAGCTGCTGCAACAATAAATGCGGAGCTTTAAATGCATACAACAGTACAATTTTAACAATTAATTCGGAGATAATATAATTTATGTATAAAACAATAATCAATTCGTTGTCAATATTACGAGTAGCTGATAACGCATTTATACCTGCGTCAGCTTCAAATTTAGATTACATGCAATATATAGCATGGTTAGAAGAAGGGAATATTCCGGAGATGTCAACCGGAATAGCATGTGAAGAAATGTTAGCTGACACAATACTAGACCCTCCTGAGCATATTATGATCTATATACCTCAACCTAATAATGACCCTGTTGATTTTAGTAATACAACGTCGTTAAATTTAACTAACTAGTAATAATGCCAGCACATTTACTAATAATTTAATTGAATTAGATAATTCAAAATTTATAGTAAGTTAATACGAATAATCCAGGCAAACTATTACCAGTTGCAATTAAAGCTATTCAAGAATTATCTAAAAAACTTCAAGTGTTAACTAATCAAAATATCGAACTTCAAGTAGAAAAACAAAAAAATTGGTTAAAAATTAAGGCATACTGCTTATTAAGTTAAGTAGTATGCCTGTTTCTTCTGCACTACATCATTTCATTTAATAAATATGATAAAATAAATATTACTTAAATGGCTATTATGAAACCACTTGGCGGAACTGAAATTCTGTATAACAACTTATTAAAATACACAGATTTAAATTGGCAACAAAATGTTAACTTAATTCCAAGTTTTTGTAACCACTCAAACTTAGACCCAACTAGAAAAAATATAGTTTGGCAACATTTAATGACCGACCAACTAGCTACAGTTGGCATGAATGATGTTACATTTACTAATGCAGTTGACCAGTTTATATATGTTAGTAACTGGCAATTTAAACAATTTCAAGAATTATATCAACTTGATCATTTAAACAACATTGTAATAAAAAACGCAATAGACCCAATAGACTACATTCAAAAACCAACTGATAAACTTAGATTAATTTACACATCAATGCCATTTCGTGGACTTGATATATTACTAGATGCATTTAACCTAATTAATAACCCTGATATTGAATTAGTAGTTTATTCATCTAATGTAATATATGGCACACAATATAGCAATAGTGTTGGTAACATGTATGACCATTTATTTAATAGATGCAAATCTATGAAGAATGTTGTATATAAAGGGTATGCTATGAATAAAGCAATAAGAAAAGCATTGCAAACTTCCCATATATTAGCATATCCAAGTACTTTTAAGGAAACTAGTTGTTTAGCTGCAATTGAAGCAGGTGCAGCTGGATGCAAAATTGTTACAACTAATTTAGGTGCATTACCGGAAACTTGTGATAAATGGGCTACTTATGTAAATTATACTGAAAATAGAAATGAATTAGTAGAAAATTATGCAGAAACTTTAAAAAAGGAGATTGACAACTATACTAATACCAGTTATAATATACAAAGTAAATGGTTTAATGATAGTTATTCGTGGTTAAATCGTAAAGCTGAATGGGATACATTACTAAATGATAATCAAGTATGATACAGTTGAAAATAGTAGAGTTTATATCTCTGAAAAAATTAAAGCTGAAAAAATCAAAAATTCTAACTATACTGTAATAGACATTGGTGGAGTTACTAATGTGTGGACGTTAGATATAATTGATTTATTAGTTGATATTAACACCACTGATACCCTTAACAGTTTATCAGTTGATATATGCTCAACAGAATCTCTCGTCAAGTTACAGACCTATGTTGAAGAACATGGTATGTTTGATTACGCAATATGCACACATACTCTTGAAGATATATTCAATCCAATTGATATATTAAAAATATTACCAACTATAGCAAAACGCGGTGTTATTTCTATGCCAAGTGCTAATACTGAGTTTTCAAGATGTGAAAACCCTCATTGGTTAGGATATATTCATCATAGGTGGATTTTTGATCAGACTGGCACAACAATGTTGATTATTCCTAAAATAAGTGTATTAGAAGCATTATGCAGCAACCGGTTTTCATATAAAAAAGCTCAAGAAGAAATCCGATATGAATGGGAAACATCAATTCCATACACCTTATTTATGGATAATTATTTAGGCCCATCTGCAGCTGCAGTAATTAATCATTATACAGCATTAATTGAAACAATTTATAATAGAAAAATATGACAACAAAAGTAATGATAGGAACACCGTGTTACGATGGTAGGCTTGATGTTTGGTATACTAATAGCTTAATGAATACCATTAAAGAAAGCGTTGAGCATGACGTTGAAATAATACCAATTTGGGTTAGCTTTGACGCGTTGCTACAACGAGCTAGAAACGATACAGTTCATCTAGCTATAGAAACAGATGTAGATTATTTAATATTTATTGATTCCGACATTGAATGGCAACCTTCTGATTTTTTTAAATTACTTAACTACCCAGAAGACATCGTCGGAGGAACTTATCGAAAAAAAGGCGATATTGAGGAATATGTAGTTAGATTACTAAAAGATAGTCCTCCAATGTCATCAACCTCAAACTTATTAGAAGTATCTGGATTAGGAACAGGATTTTTGAAAATAAGTAAAGCAGCACTGCAATATTTATGGGATATTAGTGAACCATACATTGATACAAAAGATAACGCAGAACATCGGATGATTTTTGATGTAGCAATTAAAAATCATAGCTTTCACAGCGAAGACATTGTTATGTGCGACAAACTCCGTAATGGCGGGTTTAAATTATGGTTAGATACTAGTATTACATGTAATCATATTGGACCATACAAATTCACAGGCAATTACGCCGTGTGGAATAATACCCCCCAACCACTTATTAAAAAACAATTATGAATAAACAATTTGTTATGTTATCCGGATTACCTCGATCTGGGTCTACAGTTTTAGGATCTATGCTTAATCAACATCCGTTGATACACTCTTCTACAACATCACCTGTTATTGATATGATTGAAGTATTAAACAATACCTGGCCTGCAATATCAGGAGCATTAACAAACACCTCTGAACATCAATATACAAATATGATTAGAGGAGTCTGTGAAGGTGCGTATGAACATATTCAAAAACCAATAATTATTGATAAAAATCGCTTATGGCCTAGACACGGCAAACTAATGACGGCGGTTTTAGAACATAAACCTAAAATCATATGCACAGTGCGTAGTATTCCTGAAATATTAGCATCATACATTACATTGATTAACAAAAATCCAAATAAAATTACCTTTATTGATCAAGATTTGATAGACAATAAACTAGTAGTTAACAATAAAAATAGATGTAAATTACTATGGGAGAAATATATCAATGGACCTTATAATAGTGTAAGAATTGGGATTAATTCTCCCAATGTTGATTTATTAGTAGTAACATACGCTGATATAGTTGAGGATAGTCAAAATACAATGAACAAAATTTGTAACTTCATTGGTATTGATTCGGTTAATATTGATCTGCAGAATATGCAACAAATGAATGAAAATGATATGTATCATGGCGGAATTACTGGATTGCATGATGTAAGGCCAATAATGCAGCGTGTTAGTTTACCACCCGAAATGATCATTGGCAACGAATTAACAGAACTGTATACTAATATGAAATTAGATTTTTGGAATAAACGATGATAATAGAATCATTTAGAAATCGTTTTATTCAAATGAAAAACAATGGTAATAATGTTCAATATGTTTTAGATATTGGAGCATATCGAGGTGATTTTACTGAAACTGTAAAATCAGTATGGCCAACTGCTATTGTTCGTCAATTTGAAGCCGACGAAAGACAAAAATCTTGGTTACAGGACAATGCTATTATAGCGTTACTTGGTGATCAAAATAATCAATCTGTTAACTATTATACATTACCTGATGATAAAATTACAACCGGTAGTTCGATCTTTAAGGAACAAACTATACATTATGCATCACCTATTGTCATACAAAAAGAAATGAGAACGTTAGATAGTTTACATACTACTTACAATTTCTTTGGAGATTGGAAAAATCTTGGTTTAATAAAGTTAGATACCCAAGGGTCTGAGTTATTAATACTAGAAGGTGCTCGCCAATTTTTACATAACAAACAACCACGGTATATTTTAATTGAATGTTCGTGGCAACAATATAATCAAGGTTCACCACTTTTAGCAGAAGTAGTCGCACAACTTGATAAATTAGAGTATAAAGCAACTGACATTTTTGATACATCATACGATTTGCATAATAATTTACTTCAAACTGATATTTTATTTGAAAGGAAACAATAAATGAAAAAAATATTTTTTATAGATGGCGGCGCAGGTCGAATAATTGCAGCAATTCCTGCACTGTTGAAATACAATCGATTAAACCCTAATACAGAATGGTCAATATTAGTTAGTATTTGGGATTTTTTGTTTTGGGGTATTCCTGAACTACAAGATCGAGCCTACAACTTAGATACTAAAGGGGTATTTGATAATGTAGTAAAACATGCTGACATTATAGTAACTCCAGAACCCTATCGAAATCCTGCATATTTCCGACAAGAAATATCGTTAGTGCAAGCATTTGATAGAGAAATTAACGGAGTTACTGACCACAGTGATTTAGGTGCTCCTACACTAGTGTTTAATAAACAAGAAACTGCAGTTGCAGTGAAAACGATTAATAATATTAAAGCTTCACAAAAGAAACAAAAAACGATTATTTTTCAACCATTTGGACGAGGTGCAAACATTGACCCCGACTCTAACCAAATTATTGATGAAGAATCGAGAAGTTTAAGTTCAACCGATTATGTTAAGTTGACTAAAAAGTTAGGAATGAAATATAATTTAATTTTCTTTGGTGAGCCCGATTTTCAGTTAAAAGAGGACACTATTTCGGCAAAATTCACATGTGAGTTGCGCCAATGGGGTGCTTTGATTAAAGCTGCTAATTATTTTATTGGCTGCGATAGCAGCGGTCAACATATAGCTAGAGCAGTCAGTACTCCTGGTACAGTTATTTTTGGATCTACATTTCCAATTAATACTTCTTACCCTGATTACTTTAACATAATTGAAAAAGCAGGTGCTAAGAAATATAGCCCAATTAGAATTACTGGATTGGATGTATCATTAGCAAACCGATTAAACGAAAATTCTATGAACTTTACTGATAAAGAATTAAATGATATGTATCTAGCAATTGTTGCAGATATTGAGAAAAAGGTGAAATAATGGCATATAGTATTTTAGCAATCAATCCAGGACATAACGGTTCTGCCGCATTAACAGTAGATGGCGAAGTTGTATATTACACAGAAGAAGAACGACTTACTAGATTTAAGCACGATGGTAATCCATTTAGAGCAATGCTGCAAGTGTTATCAGTACACCCGATAGATGAATTAGTCATTGGCGGCACTTCCGAAGAATTTTCTACATTACCTTGGACAGGCGAAGATGCCTATTCGGCATTAGCAAGAAAATTCTATCCAAATATTAAAATAACAAAAATGGGTAACTTACATCACTTAGGACACGCAGCTGGTGCATTTTATAATTCTGGATTTGAAACTGCTGCTGCTGTAATTATTGATGGAGCAGGGTCAAATCATAGCGACCAAATTGGCGAAAATGGGCCAATTGTAAATGGGTTTGAAACTGAAACTATCTATCATTGTTCATATCCAGGTGAATTTAATGCAGTATACAAACACTATTCTAACGGCATTCATGATAGCATGTACTACGATAACGGAATACAAGAATTTGATAATTCAGTAACGATAACTAAAGCATATGAAGCAGTATCGGAATATCTTGGTTTTGGTTTTATCGAAGCTGGTAAAACAATGGGGTTAGCACCGTACGGTAAATTTGATGAGTTTATTCCGGATTTTTTTATTAATGGTAAAGGTAATCGTAATTTATTGATTCCTCGCTATCCAGCCGGTGCGGTTATTGATGAAACATTAAACCCATACCTAAAACGGTACGTTGATCCGCAAGATTGGCATAATGATTTTACATTATGCACAGACCAATCTAAAAACTTAGCATTTAAAGTTCAACAAGAAGTTGAAGAACTACTGTTTAAGTTAGTAGAAAAAGCAGTTGATATTACCGGTGAAACTGATGTTGTTATTTCAGGCGGATTTGGGTTAAACTGTGTAGCTAACTATAAGTTAGTTAAACGATTTCCACAACTTAACATCTATGTTGACCCAATTGCTCACGACGGCGGAACTGCTATTGGCTTAGCTAGATACGCATGGTTTAAACATAGCGGAGACACTACTATTAAACCATTAAAGACAGTATGTTTAGGAGTATTGCCTGATTATAATCAGTTAGAAAATGTAAAATTGCAACTTCCTGACTTAGTGTTTTCTGATACTTCTGCAGATCATATTGCTAAACTATTAGAGTCCGGTGAAATTGTTGCTATATTTCAAGGCCCGTCAGAAGGAGGACCAAGAGCATTAGGCAATAGAAGTATTGTGTTTGACCCGCGTAATCCGGATGGCAAAGAAATTATTAACTCAGTTAAAAATCGTGAATGGTTTAGACCATTTGCTGGTTCAGTAATGGAAGAACACGCAAGTGATTGGTTTGATATGGACAAGTTAGATAATTCGCCATTTATGATGTATGCAGTTAATGTATTACCTGAAAAAATCTCACAACTCCCTGCTATTACTCATGTAGACAATACGTGTCGTGTTCAAACCGTTAATGCAGATAATACACATTACTATGAACTTATTTCAGAATTTAATAAGTTAACTGGTGTTCCGGTATTGTTTAATACAAGTTTTAACTTAGCTGGACAGCCATTAGTTGAAACTATCATAGACGCAGTATTAACATTGATAAATAGTGATATTAAATATCTGTATTTGCCCGAAATTGGACAACTAATCAGTAAATAAGATATAAGTAAATCTAAAAACATTTTAAGAAAAAGGAAATATTATGACAGAAATTATCGAAATTCAACCAATTGAAGGTGAAATTGTAATCACCGAACGACGTGCAACTAGTGAATATTTCATCACTGACATTCACGAGTCTATTACTAATAAATTTGTGCGTGTAGAAGTAGAATTAGGACCTTTTGAGGTAACTGAGCAGCCAAATGGTGAAACTACCACTCGTGGTTCATCTCGTAGAGGGTTAGTAGTATGGCAAAATGAAGATTATGTTGACATTATGAACACCTGGGACAATGCTATGTTATTAGCAAAAGTTTCTGAATTGCTAGCGGCTGAAGCAACTCCGGTATAACATTTTAATCTTTGGTTGTTAATGAAAATATTAATTATGGGATTACCCGGATCTGGAAAAACAACACTAGCAAATGAACTAGTTAAACTTTTAGATTCAGTTGAATGGTTTAACGCAGATGATATACGAACACAGTATAATGATTGGGATTTTAGTAAAGAAGGACGAATACGACAAAGTAATAGGATGAAATACTTGGCAGAAAACTCATCCGCAACCTATGTTATATGTGATTTTGTAGCACCAACTAAAGAAATTAGAAAGTTGTTTAATGCAGATGTTACTGTATTTGTTGACACTATAGATAACAGCAAGTATAGTGATACTAATTCTGTATTTGAAAAACCTAGTAAATATGATATTAGAGTAGACAGTAAACATAGTGTTTACTGGTCTACACAAATTATTAAATATTTACAAACTATTAATAATATTAATAACAGTTTGAATCAAAAGAAATCCATGTGTATCTTGTAAATATATTAATATTAATGCACCACTGCATATTACGTAATTGATATTTAATAAATACATAATAATAAGAAGGACACACAATGGCATTAGCTGATAAAAATATAGTCATTACACCAAATATAAGTTTAGCAAGCGACCCTAAGATTGTATTTTCTGGGGCAGACGCAATTACTGCAGCTCAGAATATTACGTTAACTGCATACCCAACTTTAAATGGTATGCTTAGTTTTGATGGATCTGCTGGACAATTACTTTCCGTTACTAATAGTTTAACTGGAACTATATTTGCAGCTAACGATGTATCTGGTATCCCAAGTATAGAAGTTCTTGATACCGGTTTGGTAAAACTAGCACAATATGGCGGTAACGTATTAATTGGTACTGGTACAGATGATGGATTATCTAAATTACAAGTAAGTGGTGGTATTAAAGCAACTAGCATTGGTATTACAAATATTAGTCCAACTACGGGGTTAGGCATATCGTTATATAATGGACCGGCAACAGGGTCAATGGCAACTTTTGGTTTATCGTTTTCTGGCACTGGGACATATGGTACACACGGCGCAGTAACTGGTGATTGGGTAACATATTTTACAGTAGATAATACTGCAAATAGAGGATGGATATTTAAAAATACCAATATCGGTATTGGCGGCAATGTTGCATCAATCTCTAATGCTGGAACTATTAGTACAACAACTACAATGTATGTCGATTCTGCTAGTTCAAATTTAGAAGTTGGTTATAAAATTGTACCGCAAGTTAGCAAATCTGTAGATTATCCAACTGTATTAACTGATTCAGGAAAACATATTTTTCATCCAGCTGCCGACACTACTAGTAGAACGTATACAATTGACAATGCCGTTGCATACCCTATTGGAACTGTACTAACATTTATTAATGAAGGCGGTGCAGGAGTAATTTCTATTACAATTTCAGGTGCAAGTGCGTTGTTAGCATTAGTAGGAACCGGTGCTACTACTGTTCCAAAGTCTCTAGCTGCAAACGGTATGGCTACTGCAATAAAAATTACATCAACCAAGTGGCTAATTTCGGGATCGGGGTTAACATAACATGAGTGGAATTTTAAATGTATTATTGGCTAGCAGTAATAGTGCATCACCGCCAGCTGCTCCATCCGGCATTAGTGGTGCTACATATACCTCTGGTTCTGTAACTTTTAATTATACAGCCGGATCTAATGGCGGATCACCGATCACTAATTATCGAGCAGTATCCGGAGGTACTAATTATGCTGTAACATATACGGCATCAGTGATAACAGTTAGTGGTTTAACTAACGGAACTACCTATAATTTTTATTTACAAGCATTTAACTCATCAGGATGGGGTACGCTTAGTTCAACTAGTACTGGATCGATAACACCGTATGCCGGAACATTAACTGCACCGTCTATAACAAGTTGGACTTCAAATACAACTAACACTACATTTAACTGGGGAACGGTTACTTTTGCAACTTCTTATCAGATTGATTTTCAAAATGCCGGAACGTTTGCCCTTAATACTGCTAGTTTAACAACTAACTATGCGTCAACTGCAGCATCAGTAGTTATTAAAATTTACGCAATTGCTACAGGATGGATTAATTCGTCAACAACTACATATACTGCAACATATACTACTCCAGGGTCTCCGACTGGTGTAGCTGCTGCACTAGTTGCAACATCGGGCACCTTATCTGTGTCGTTTACTCCGTCACCTATTATTGGTGGCGGGTCAACTACAACTAGTGGATTAATAAAACAATATAATGTATACGTTAATGGAGGGTTAACTGTATCTTATACCGGTTCGTCTAATCCTATATCTTGCGGTAGTTTAACAGTTGGTACTAGTTATACATTTCAAATAACTCAAGTTAACTATGCAAATTTAGAAAGTGCAAAAAGTACTGCATCAAGTAGTGTAGCAGCACCCGGCGTTCCCGCTGCACCAACAATTGGTACAGCTACTGCAACTGGTACTCAAACTGCAACGTTGGCATTTACTGCTAATACAACAAACGGGTATCCAATTACATCATATCAAGCATTTACATCAGGCGGTACTTCGGTTAATATTGCATCAAGTACAGCATCTTTGTTATCATTAAATGGATTAACACAAGGCAATTCGTATCAATTTTATATGAAAGTAGTTAATGCAATTGGAACTAGCGCACAAAGTGGAACTAGTACACCGGCTATAACTACATGGACTACGCCAAGTGCTCCTACAATGGGTACTGTAACTGTATCAGGAACTACTATTACTATCCCATGGACTGCTCCTTCAAGTACCGGTGGCACTCCGATTGATTATTATTACTTATACACCGGTGCAACATTAATTTCATCTACGATTGCATCATCGGCAGTATCATATTCGTATACTGGTGTTAAAAATACCGCGTATACGTTTACAATTTATGCACATAATTCAGTTGGATTAAGTACTGTTAGTGCTACTAGTAATTCAGTAACTGCAACTGGTGTACCGAATGCACCGTCGCTAACTAGTGCAACTTTTTCAGGAACTACAGTATATGCGTATTTTTCTGCGCCATTAAATACCGGCGGACTTCCTATTGACGTATATCGAATAGATAACAATGGATCACCGTTAACTACTACACAAACTACATCGCCTTATACATTTACCGGTGCATATGGAACTACATACACGCTTACTGTGTATGCACACAATTCTGCAGGATGGAGTACTGTAAGTAACAGCGGATCCACAAAACCATATACTACCCCAGGTACTGCATCGAGTTTGTCATTTGCACAAACTGGTTTAAATACTGGAAACTTAACATTTACTAATCCGGCTAATAATGGCGAAGCAATTGATTACTACCATGTTTATATTGGCGGATCATATAATCAAACAGTTAATGGTGCTGGATCTCCGCTTGCATTAACCAGCATATCTAACGGCAGTATTATTACAATTTATGCACATAATGCAGCAGGATTTGGAGGAGTTAGTACATCTACAACTGCATCAATGGTTGCAATACCTAGTACGCTTACGATATCATCGTCAAGTGTTACGTCATCAGGCGCTACAATTAGCTTTACGCAAACTGGTGGAGCTCCGACTAGCTGGATAATATGGAACTATCCAACATACAACTCGTATACTGGCGGTTCTCAATTATATAATGGTCCATCTGTACCGTCAGTTGCATTGTCGTTGTCATCTAGTACTACATATAACTTAGCTGCATACGGGTTAAACGTAGCAGGGCAGTCAACTAACTGGTCAACTATGATTCAAGTAATAACACCGGCAGCATCTTCAATACCGGGTGCTCCGACTATTACTAGCGGTGGGATAGGTAATGCTACTGGATACATATATTTTAATGCAGGATCGTCTGGAAATCTAACAATTACTGCATATCAAGCATATGATTCAAACTCGGCAACTTATTTTAATGCAACTGGTACTACAAGTCCAGTATCTGTTAGTTTATCAAACGGCACAACTTACAGAATGTATTTGCGAGCATTTAACTCATTAGGATGGGGACCGTTAAGTTCAGGGTACGTTGATATTACTCCATATGCAGGTACATTAACAGCGCCTGCTATATCTAGTTGGACGTCTAATGCAACGTCTATATATTGGACATGGCCTGCAGTAACTAGTGCAACGTCATACCAAATGGATTTTCAAAATGCCGGTACATTTGCAACTAATACCGTTAGTCCACCATCCCCAGGGTTTGGCCCAATTGCACAAAATGCAGTGTTTAAAGTATATGCAAAAGCAGCTGGATGGTTAAATTCAAGTGTATCAACATCAACTGCAACGTTTACTACGCCTGGTGCTCCAACAGTTGGAACATTAACAGTTGACGGGACTGCTACGGTAACATTACCTGTTACTCCGTCTGCAAATATAGGAGGTGGCTCATCTACAGCTGCGGGTGTAATAAAACAATATAATATATACATGAACGGTAGTGCATCGCTTAGTTATACAACAACAACACTTCCTTGGACAAAAGCAATGGCTGCAAACACTAGTTACTATTTTCAAGTAACACAAGTTAACTATGCAAATTTAGAAAGTGCAAAAAGTGCCGTTTCAAATACTATAACCACACCAACATGGCCTAGTGCTCCTCCTGGACTGTATTACTCAGTAACTACTGCAGGAGTAGTTACGCTTGGATGGGGTACAACTACAAATGGAGGATCGACCATTCTTGATTACACTACATACTTAAATGGTACGGGTTACAGTGTAGTTGCTAATCCTCCTGCAAACATATCTGCAACAGCTGGTGCTGCTGTTAGTGTTGGGGTATCTGCACGTAACGCAATAGGAAGTAGTCCTACTTCTACATTAACTAACATTGCTGTACTAGTAGCACCGGTAATTACTACTTCGTTGTCTGGAACAACTCTCACTGTTTCTATGGCTTCCACAGGCGCAAGTGGATATACATGGGGTATGTTTACTACGGGGTATGGCACTCCAAATACCGCTGGGTCCAACGGCATATCACAGTTTACTATAACTGTTCCAACTACTACTACTACTTATTATATATCAGCATGGGCAAGGACTGGAACAGCTGGCGTAGTTTCAGCAATTGGGTATAAAACTAGTACTATCACAGTTACTTCAAATACACTTAATTGGACAAGTACCTCCGGCTCAATAACTGTTGTACCTGGTTCAACAGTAACAGTAATGATGTACGGTGCAACAGGCGGTGGCGGCGGTCGTGATACTGCAAAGGGCGGTAACGGCGGCACATCGTCACAGTTAACTGGAACTATTACTGTACCTGCCAATCAGACTAGTATAGCATACTCAATTGGCGGTGGCGGTGGTGCAGGACAAGGTGGCACATCGTGGGCAAACTCAAACTCTGGCGGTAATGGGGGGTCTGGAGACGCTTCTGGCGGTTATGGCGGTGACTGCCGAACGTCCGGTACTAGCGGAACTGGCGGCGGTGGTGGCGGATCCTCCCGTGCATGGTTTAGCCCAAGTGGAACTACAATATGCATTGCCGGGGGTAGCGGCGGTGGCGGTGGTGGTTCAGGGAGTAGAGCAGGCACTATTGGTGGGTCAGTGTCTGCAACAAACGGAACTGCTACAACGTCAACGGCTGGCAGTCCCGGTTACAGTATACGTGGTACTAGCTCAACCGGCGACGGTGGTGGTGGTGGTGGTGGTGGTGGTGGCTCAACAGGCGGCGCCGGTGGCGCCCAGGGGTCAGATGCATCAGCAGCAGCAGGCGGAGGTGTTGCCGGCTCAAACTATCTTGGTACAGGAATGACAGTATCAACTCTAGCATACGCATCTGGAGGAGCTGGTGGTGCAACAGGAACTGCCGCAGGAACACTTGCTACCGACGGCGGCGCTGGTGCAATACGTATAACGTATCCTTCGTATACATTGTCTTAAAACTTACTACGCCAATTCTAACGCTAATTTAGTAACAGTAACTTACTATCAATTTTCAATAGCATAATTATAAACTATCAATTATATCAATTAATGTTTGAATCTTAGTTTGAATAATTTTATTACGCAAACTAAGATTTAGTCCACGATGAATAGGTTTAGGTAAAACATTTAAATCAAACCATCCCCAAGCAATGTGTTCATCACTTAACGTTGGTACAAATTCGTTCTCGACTAAACAAAAGTATGTGTGAAAATTAAAGACACTATCGTTAGATACAAACTTTTCTAACGGTAGTGTTTTTTTAATGTCTGGAAGAAATCCTATTTCTTCCTCTATCTCGCGGGTAAGACCCTGCCATGGGTTTTCGTTAGCAAGGTTAGTACCGCCAACTAATCCCCAAGATCCTTGATGTTTACCTGAGGATTTTTGAATCAAAAGAAATCTATGTGTAGCTTGTGAGTAAATTAATGCACCACTGCAAATTATTTGATCTTTTATATTTCCAATCGCCATGCCCCAACCTTATATATACCTTCAAAACTTTTTACCCATGCAACACCGTTCCATAAGTATTGTATACCGGTATACAAATTAGTTTGCCATATCATAGTATCATATTCGTTTTGAGAATCAAAAATTACAATCCACTTAGTACCGTTCCATTCAATTATATCATTTTCATGAGCAATTAACTCGCTATCATCTAATCCTTTCCAAGCATCTGCACCGTCTGCATTTAGCGCAGAACCAATGTCTTCTATTAATAATAATCGCAAACCAGGTGCTAACGGTTGTTCAATATCTTGACTTATTGGATAACGTGGATCATATGTTAATGGATTTATAATTGCATCAAATGTTCCAGGACTATTTATTCTATTATTATTTGGATTCCACTCAAAATCTGTATCCAAATGGCCGTCACTGTCTATACCAGTATTAGAATTTAACGTATCTACATCCCAGTTTACATGCAAAATTGTTTCGTCAATATCATCTGTTGTTACAGTCCCGTTAATTTCTGTTCTGTTATGTTGACTTAGGAATAATCTACTTACACCGGATACAAACTTTTTAGGATATAAATCTAATACTTGATTCCAGTTAACTGGTAATGATGCAGGTTCCGGCATATCAAATGACAAATTGTTTTTTAAATTACTTTCAGTTGAATTAAGGAGTGTTACACGGTTGTTATATACTTCAATTGTATAATCTTCCATTACTGTAACAACTTCTGTTAACAATGTTGACGGCAGTGACTCCGGAACAATGTAATCAGATCCAAACCCTGAAATATAATTTGAATTTACATCGTGTATTCCTGAAATAACTTTTGTAATAACACCCATTTGTTTAACTTTAATAGGAGGACTAATCCATATAGGCGTACTTAATGTTAATGTACCAATGTCTATTGGCGTGTCTGTACCAACAGGAATAGCCTTGCTTGACCATGTAACACTGTCTAAATTTAGCACAGTTATACTAGTCCAGTCTACGTAGTTATCAGTAGTTTGCAATTCTAAACTAGGATTAAACCACATTAAGATTTGTTCCATAATCTGTAGCTTTTGATCAGTACTTGCTGTCCATATGTCAACTTTCATAGTTAACTTAAATGGTGTTGGCATCAATCTTTCTATTGTATAGTTACGTCCTGAATTATTAGTATACGCATTTCCGTTAATATCACGTTCTCTAATTTGTTTTTTGCTAACAAACGTAGAATCTGATAATCGTTCTCGATCTAATTCTAAACCGTATATGTATACACTAATTCTTGGTATTGAGTTTACAGAATTTTCAGAATTTTGTCTAATAATAGTTGCAGCTTGTCTATCAGCATCACCGTATGCAACTGGTACACGATGCAACGTGCCGTCGCTATATCGAACGGTAAATTCGCTTAAAACTCTTATTGTTTGCGTAACGTACCGTCTTATGGCGCCGTCGTAAAAATGTTGCATATAATCTCCTTTTACTTATATATTATAAATCTGCCTTTGGTTTAAGTGCTTTTGATAAACTTTGACGTTCTGCTTCTCTATGGTTATACATACTAACACGCCATGCACCGTCAAACGGAATAGTAACCTGTGTATCATCAATTATTGGCAATGTTACTTTAATTACAGAATCTTCAACTGTGCATAACAATTCATAGTCTGCAATTGCAAAATCTAAAATTGTAACTTCTAACTTAAGAACTAGATATAATCCAACAATATTTTCGTTAATTGCAGTAACAAATTCTGTATCGCCTTTGAATAGTTTAACGTAATCTGTTGCAATTTCGTCAGTATACATAAACTTATTATTGTTAATAAATCCAGCTTTTAATGTTTGTCTTGAATCTGTATTTGTTAACGTCATACGTACATTATCCTCAACTTTTAACCATCGTTGGCCATTAAACATAAACAATCTATTTGGTAAGAAATCAAGCCTTAAAAAATAATCGTCCTTAGCTACCATTTCTGGGAAACGAATCCCTTGTCCAAATACATAGCCATTAGGCGGATATCCGTCACCAAATAAGTAACCTGTATAACCGGTGCGTAACGGTATTGCATTAAGACTGGCTGCATTAATGTTTGAATTACCATCAACTAATTGACTAGCATAGCTAGTATCTATTTCATCAGAATCAACTGTAGTTAACAATGTTTGTCCTGTAATAGGATCAGTTGCCAATGTATAAAAATGTCTAGTTTCAAAACCACTTAACGGCGAGTCAGCTTCGGCTTGTCTTACTATTGCATCGTTTATTTCTAGTTCTTTATTACGAGTACTTAATAAATCACGTAATGCATAATTAGAATCTTCACCTGCTGGTTTATCCAATATATCAGAAAATTGTTGACTATCTGTAAGTTTTTTAAGTTTAATTCTGTACAAATGCGGATACCATGTAGCACTATATCCTTCACTAGGTCGATCAACTTCTTCTATAACAAAGAATCTAGGCATACTTACATCAAAGTCGTTTAATGCAAAGTCGTCTTTTAAATGAGGTAATTCCATCACATCGCCCGCTAATGGTTTACGACCGAGTGATGTAATAATATCGTTAAGGTGTACTGTCATGAATACAGTGTCGTTATCAATAAACAAACCAAACTGGCTTAAATTAAAATTAAGATTTTGAAGTTGATAATGCCCGCGAATTCGATAGATTTCTTCTTCATATTTGCGATCACGATTTTCTAAAAACAATAAATCTTGAATATTTGTTTCTTTAATTACATCGTAAATTGGTTGATCAGCTGTTCCTTCTAAAGGATTTTTTGGTCCTAAATATTTGTGAACATAAACATCTGTACCTCCAACTTGAAACATCATTGATATTTGACGATCAATGAATCTATAATTATTTCCTTTCTCAGGTTTGTATAAACTTAATCTGGGCAAAGTACTTCTCCTTGAGTGTTATCATATTTATCTTACGATAGATCTACAGTTATCTCCGTGCCATCTATTATAATTACATTTAACACATTCTACACCACAATGCTCACATTTATATTTTGTTCTTTGTAATGCTAGTTTTGACATTTTCTGTTTTACTTCATCAGTATGCGTAACACCTAGGTTCCATGGTGTTCTACCTTGTGCTTTTTCTGATATTTTCTTTCTAGCTTCTGCTGTATGAGTATTGCCATACATTGGGTTGTTTTTACCTGCTAATCTTCCTTTATTTGCTTTAGAGATTTTAGCTCGAGTTTCAGCTGAAACATTTTTTCCTTTATTAGCAGCACTTAGTTTAGCTCGAATTTTGTCAGTAATTACATAATTTGAGTTTGCCCGTGAAATCGCAATTTTTGCTAACGTTTCTAGAGTATGGGTCTTTCCATACATGTGATTCTTATCACCTCTCTGTTGTTCGCTAAACATTTTTGAATAATTCTTTTTAAAACTTTCAAACTTTCTACTAGATACTTTATAACGATCTTGCACCGGTGAAGTCATGTATAGCATACAATTAAATGCCTTACTTAATTGAAATTTTTCTCTAGTAGAATTTACCATTTTAGTAAGTAAGTGATGACATATAAAATGTTCTCTAGCTGTTAGAATAACTAAATTATCTTTTTTATTAGATCCGCCTAAACATTTTGGTATAATATGATGACGTTCAGTATATCCTAATAATGATTCTCTTGTCTGCGCTGATTTGATTATATTAAAATAGATGTTGGTATATTTATTATTGATAAATATCATTGTTGATGTCCTCCTTTGACATTAAGGTAGTTGGGAATTGCCGTTCCGCGAACTACATTTTTATTTATCACAGAAATACTACGGAGTAAGATTATGTCTGACGACACATCCTCGTTGATAGAACGAAATAAAGTATTTGAATATGTTAGAACTCTACTTGGCGAAGGTATGATTGATCTGGACCTCGACCCTATTCATTACGAAACTGCATTAGACAGAGCATTAACACGCTTTAGACAACGCAGTCCAAATGCTGTAGAAGAAAGTTACAGCTTTTTAGAATTAATACAAGATCAAAACGATTACAGATTGCCTGATGAGATTATAGAAGTACAAAGTGTATTTAGACGTGCTATTGGTTCACGGTCTGGTATAGGTGCAGGCGGCACATTATTTGAACCATTTAACTTAGCATACACTAACACTTACTTAATGAGTGGAAGTATGATGGGCGGACTTGCAACTTACGAATTATTTGCAGGATATCAAAAATTAGTTGGTAAAATGTTTGGTAGTTATATTGAATTCAAATGGAAACCACAAAGCCATATCTTAACAATCTTACAACGACCATTTGCAAACGGTGAACAAATATTAATCAAATCATATAACTATCGCCCTGATTTTGTATTGTTAACTGATATCTATGCAAAGCAATGGTTGCGTGATTACACACTTGCAACGTGTAAAATCATGTTAGGAGAAGCACGTAGTCTTTTTTCAACTATTGCAGGCCCAGGAGGTGGTATTACACTAAACGGTAATGACATGAAAACTGCAGGTAAAGAAGAACTTGTTGCGCTTGACAAAGAACTTGAAACATTTATTGCTGGCGGTACTGGGTATTCGTTCATTATAGGTTAGATTGACAAACTTCTAAAAATAGTGTATAATGCTTTTTTAGGAGAATTTTATGATAATTGGAATTGTAGGAAACATAGGTGAAGGCAAAGACACGATTGCCGAATACTTAGTAAATGAGCATAACTTTAAACGTGAAAGTTTTGCAGGTACATTAAAAGATGCAGTTGCTGCAGTATTTGGATGGGATAGAACATTACTCGAAGGTCAAACTAAAGAGTCAAGAGAATGGCGTGAACAAGTTGATCAATGGTGGGCAGATAAATTAAGAATGCCGCAATTGACACCGCGATTAATACTGCAATTATGGGGTACTGAAGTTGGTAGACGAAGTTTCCATGACGATATTTGGATTGCTAGTTTAGAAAACAAATTACGTAATGTAGGTACTGATGTAGTTATAAGCGATTGTAGATTTCCTAACGAGTTTGAAACTATTAAAAATTTAGGTGGTATTATAATTCGGGTAAAACGCGGTCCTGAACCAGAATGGTATCAATTTGTTAACGGCGCATTAACTGGTAATATAGATGACATACTAATGTTAAAACAATACGGAATTCATGAAAGTGAATGGGCATGGTACGGGTTAACAGTTGATCATGTACTTGAAAATAACGACACACTTGATTCGTTATACGCAAAAGTAATAGAAATAGTTAAGGTTTAATGCTATAAAATTACAATTTACTATAAATACAGTTAGAACTTGTATATATGGAGATTATAATTATGGCTCAACTTAGTTCACCAGGTGTAAGCGTTACAGTTGAAGACGAAAGTTTTTATACTTCCGCTGGCGCCGGTACAATACCCTTAATTTTTGTTGCCTCTGCTTCAAATAAATTAAACGGGTCAAAAACAGGGATTGCTCCTGGAACCTTAGCAAAAAACGACGGTAAAGTATATTTACTTACTAGTCAAAAAGATTTAATTGATACCTTTGGTACACCGGTATTTAAAACTGACACAAGCAATAATCCAATTCATGCAGGCGAGCAAAACGAATATGGTTTGCAAGCTGCTTACAGCTATTTAGGTGTGAGTAATCGTGCATATGTCGCGCGTGCATCAATTGACTTAGAACAACTTAATGGACAAGCAACTATCCCAGGTGGTGTACCTGCTGACGGAACTGTATGGTTAGAAACAAACAGTACTCAATGGGGATTGTTTTCGTGGAACTCGGCTCTTCAAAATGTACCATCAGGTCAAACATTTACTAGCATTGTTCCTCTTGTTATTACTGATGTAACTAAAGTATTAAACTTTGCTGCAGGTGATTATACACCAAAAGCAAGCATCGGATCAAGTGGTAATTATGCAATAGTTGCAGTATCTAGTCTTGTTAAATTATGGTATAAAACATTTGAATCATTTAATCCTGCAGGTACTTGGGTAGAAGTCGGGTCACCTGATTGGACATCTAGTATTCCTACTGTTAAAGCAGGAAAAAGTTCAGTTGAACTTTTAGCAACTGATTCAATTACGATTAATGATCAAATATTAACTGGACATACATCTTTAGAAGATTTAGTTCTTGCAATTAATAGTATTGAAGTATTATCTGACGCAGGTATTGCTGCTGCATCAATTAACAACACGTTAGAAATTTATTCAACTGGTGTAGCTGTTGACTTAAACGGCACTAGTAGTAGTACTGCTGAGAAATTTGAATTTGGATTTACTGTTGATACAAACGATTCAACTATATTTAAAGCACCTGTTTTACATATTTCAGAGCATACCGACGTACCATTATTTAAACGTAAAGATGAAATTAACGCAGATACTGTAAACGGTATTCCAACTGGATCTATATGGGTTAAAATTACAAACGTAAATAAAGGCGCTGATATTGTTGTTAGTAAATATAGTGCAAAAACTGCATCATGGGTTGGCGCAAAAGCACCACTGTATGCTAACGGTCGCGCTGCATTAGCTGGGCTTGATCCAACAGGCGGCGGTATTAACATTGCAGGAAATACGTTGTATGTTAAGTATAATGTTGGTGAATCAGTAAAACCGTATGCATCATTTAAAATGTATCGTCGTGCCGATGTCTCTGCTACTACTATTGAGTCTGGAATAATTACAATCAGTACGTTCCCATCAGGTGACTATTCGTTTAAAGTTAAAGAAAGCCAATTAGGTTCTACTGTATTACTTGAAAGAACGATATCATTTAATGTATCAGCTACTGAAACAGTTGCTAATATTATTCAAGAAATCTTAACTAAAATTAATATCCCAACTGCACACAGTAATGTTCATGCAGAATTAGTAGGCGCTAACAAAATTCGTATTTCTCACATTATTGGCGGAGATATTGAATTTGAAGATATTGGCGGACAACCATTGAAAAAATTGTTTGATCCTAATTTAACTACTAATTTCTATCAACATAGTAATGACGAAGCAACTAATGCTGCTGATTTATATATTGCAAGTTTATGGTCTGAATACAATACTGACAGAGATGCATCATTTGTAGTTCCAAGTGATTCAGCTCCATTAGGTAATCCTGCAGACGGTCAAATTTGGTATGATGCTAACAGAGACGACGTTGATATTATGGTAAAAGACGGCACTACATGGAGAGCGTATCGTAACGTTGACCATGGTCAAGGTGTTGGTGCAACTGATCCAAAAGGTCCAATCATTAGTGCATCTAGACCAACATTACAATCTGACAAAACTGCACTTGTAGATGGTGATCTTTGGATTGATACTTCAGACGAAGAAAATTATCCGCAGATTTATAGATATAACAACTTTCCTAAAGAATGGCAGTTAATTGATAAATCAGATCAAACTACAGAAAACGGTGTTTTATTTGCCGATGCAAGATGGAACAACAATGGTGTTGCAACTGAGCCATCGACAATTCACGAATTACTAGGCGGCTTTGGATTAAGCGACGCTGATAGAGCAGCTGCTGATTTCGTAGACTTTGATGCGCCAAATCCAAAATTATATCCAAAAGGTATGTTATTGTGGAATTTGCGTAGAAGCGGATTTAACGTTAAACGTTTTGCAAAAAATTATGTTAACGTATTAACTCGTAATTTGAGATTTAACAGCGAAGCAATGGTTAACTATAATCCAAATACATGGATTAGCGAAGCTGCTAACAATGAAGACGGATCAGGTGCATTTGGTCGTTTTGCACA